GATTTTTTTCAAATAGTGTCAGTTAATTTATTTTCTTTTATGAAATTTACTAACATTTTGGCCCATTCTTCATGACCTTGTAAACTTGGATGTGGATCCTGTGGACTTACAATATATTTTTTATCAACAATAAATTCGTAATGACTTAGGTTGGGCATAAAGAATCTTTTCATGTTAAGGCAACTTTTTATTACTTCAAAGTCTCTGACATCTGTTTGAAAACTGTTTGGCAAAGCATTGTACATCACATAGGGAATATTTTTCCTTTCGAAATAATTTTGCAAATCAAACACGTTGTCTAAAAAGTTCATTATTCCATTGTTTTCGATGTCCCATCCGCTTTTTTCACGAATGAAACTGACATTGTCCAAAGTTTTCCATGTTCTCCATGTTAAATCTGTCTGTGGTATTCTGCCTTTTTTCCAACCATCATTAGTTACATAGTCGTTCCTATGCATACTGGACCATCCAATAATAGCAAAAATGTCTTTTGTGTTATTTTGCTCAAACCAAACTTTTGTGCTGAAACTGATCCTATCGTTGCCTCTGCCGCCCATCGCTAAATTTGTTAACTCACACTTGTATTCTTTAGCAATAATATCACTCACAAATGTATCAACACCGTCTTTTGGTCTTGGAGTTAAAAAACTGCAACCATTTGAAAATATTTTGTGCATAATGATATTTAAGTCATAAAAAAAGGGCGATTCAAAATTCCTTGTCGCCCTCTTTTACGTGTTCTTTAATTAAATTATTGTGCTTCTGCTGGTACTTCTGCTGGAGTGAATACACCCATTTGCCATAACACTAATGCTACAACAATAACTGCACCTGCCCAAAGCCATTTATTTTTGAAGTTCATTTCTTTTCCTCCTGGTTAAAGACACGAAAAGGGCGAACCAAATTAATGAATCGCCCTTTTCAATATTCAAATTTTGATAATCAAAATAGATTATGCAAACTTCAAGTTACCGTTTGTGATCGCAACTTCGCCAACGTAGTCAGCCGCATTACCTAGTGATGATGCAGTGTTTGTTAACTCTACATAACCGTATCTAGTTAAGAAACCTACTACTGGTTCAAAAGTTGATGGATCTAGTACAACACCAGAAGACATTAAAGGAATGTAAGGACAGTAGAATGCTGGAGCATCTGCTTCGCTTGATCCTTTGTAACCAACTAGTACTGGAGTACTGTCTGCCGCGTAACCGTCAACGTATACTCTCATAGAAGCATTTAAAGTTCCAACGAATTTAGTGTTAGTTGGTGCTTCGAAAGTACCTTCAGTTGATCTTGCGAACGCTGAAGTTGTTGCAGATTGAAGAACAGTTAAAGCAGTTGGTGAAACTACTGCGTAGTTACCAGCGCCTCTTCTTGTTCTAGCCGCGATGTTGTTAGCAACTCTGTTGATCATTACAGCCAAAGCCGCGTGTTCATCACCAACGAAAGTTGCAGTACCAGATACAGCCGCTTGATCATAAGTTTCCTGAGTAGTCGCTAAAGATCTTAGTGACTGGATAACTTCTTGGTCAATCTCAGCAGTAATCTCTTGTGCTAATGCCGCCATGATTTCTGCTTCTACATCGATACCTTGTTGTGCTTGAGCATCTTGTGCCGCTTCAAAAGTCCATCTTGCTGATAGTTTTCTGCTTTTCGCTTCAACTGCCTGCTTTAAGATTTGAATTGACAATCTTTTTCCTGCTGAACCTTCTAATGAAGCAGTTGAACCTGCTTTTGTAGAAGAGTTATCACCAGAGTATGCTTCTGCTATTTTGAATGGAGATAATGCTTCTTCACCCGGTACAGTAGATGTAGTACCTGAAGATGTGTCTGCATATCTTATTCTTAATGTGTGAATCTGTCCAACCGGACCAGTCATCGGCTGTACACCAACGATTTCGTTAGCGATTACAGTCGGCATAACCCGTCTGATTACTGGAAGAATCACTCTGTTTAAAGTAGCAACGTTACCGGCACTAGTTGCACCAGCAGTAGCCGCCTCAGACAAATACCTTTTAGTATTTTCTAAGACAACGTCCATAGTTTTCTTTTTGTTGCCCTCTAAACCTTCAGTAAGAGCGGTTTTAGTTTCGCTCCATTTAGATTCAAATATTTCTGACATTTGATCTTTCCCCTTTAGTTTATAGTTTAAACACCCGCTAATTTACGAATGTCTGTTATTTCAGCATCATCCCTTTGTGCTCTGTCGCCACTTGCTTCACTGATAACTTGTTTAGTGTTAGCAACTGGTTTTTCGTCAGCCATCACGTGTGGAAGATACTTGTTATACGAAGCCTCAAGTTTTTCTGTAGAAACTGATTCTAACAGTTGACTCATTACTTCGCTTTTTTCTTTGCCCAATGGTTTGAGCAACTCAGCCATCGTTTCCTTACGTTCCATCAAATCTTTGGATCTCTTCATTTCTGCTTCCTTAGATTCAATCACCGCTTTTTTCTCTTCGATGGATTTCTCGGCTTCTGCTAATTTCAATGTCGTTTCGTCAACAACCTTCATTAGTTTTGCAGTCTCTGACTTCTCGTTGAGATAAGAAGCCTGGTACTCAGATGCAAATGCCTCAAAAATAGTTTTACCAAAGTTAGATTCTCTAGCCTTAGTAATGTCTTCTTTAAGTTGAGCAAGTTCTTCGCCCAATTTTTTAGTAACTGCTTGTTCAACAATTTTAGCAGATTTAGAAATAAATGCTTCTTTCATCTTAGCCATTTGTTTTTTCGCTTCAGCCACTAATTTGACTTTTGTTTCCACAACGCCTTTTTTGTCTTCATGGAACTCTTTGATTTCTTTTGCAAGAGCATTAACTACGAACTCTTCCATTTTCTTAAAGTTTTCATGAACACCTTTTCTGTCGCTGTGTAGTTCTTTTAACTCTTCTGACAATTTAGAAAGTATAAAACTCTCTAATTTTGCAGAATGTTTGCCTACGTTTTCTTTGTAAGCGATTTTTTCTTGAGCAAGTGCTTTTCTGTCTTCGACAAATTTGCTGATTTCTTCTGATAACTTGTCAGTCATCATTTTATCGATTGCTTCGACCATGTTTGATTTGTCATGCTCGTATCTTTTAGCAAATTCTTCTCTTAACTCAGCACCTACTTGTTCTCTGTTTTCTTTAACTTTTGAATCCCAAGCCTCTTGGATACTTTTTTGTGTATCTTCAGAAATTGCTCCAGACTCAACTAGTTTTGATATTGCGTCTATCATTATTTTAGGTCCTTTATTATGTTAGTTAAAGCATCGTTTAGATACTTTTGTGCTCGTTTGTCGTTTCTCACTTCTTCCGCCAGACCTTTCGCTTTCATACCACCTTTTGTGTTTAACAAATGTTCGTATATTGGCGTTGGGTAAGCACCTGGGGCCGAAGGTTGGGCCACAACATCAACGGTAATGATTTCAAAGTCTCGCACTTCGCCGCTTCCATACTCGGATATATTTCCGCTACCTCTGGAACTCACGCCTAGTTTGACACCTGACTCCAACATCGTTTTGACAAGTTGACCCATTGGTGTCGGTAAAATTTTCATTTTACCATATCCATTTGGTCCGTCCATCCACATTTCAGTAATCATATGTGAAACACGGTCCAAATTAATTTTTAAATCGTCCGGATGATCTACTTCTCCTAGGACTGAGTACCCTGAAGAGATTTGATCGTTCAGTGTTTTAACTGCTTTGCCAATTTCATTTACTGGGTAAATTCTTTGGTTAGCATTTTTAATACCACCTTGGATGCAAATCCCTTTCATGTACAAGTCTTTGCCATTTTCACCTTCGTGAAGAATGGACATCCTAGCCTGATCGTACGTTAAGTGTTCTCGTAGATGTATAGACATCAGTTGACTCCTTTATCCAGTACTACTTTTTAGCAGGTACTACTGGTGATTTTTTAGCAGAAGCGTCAGCGCCATCTTTGTGGTCTGCTTTAACTTCTTTCATCTTAGGTTCTGTGTTAGCATCAGTCATCTTTCCAGATGTTGGTGCCGCTCTTCCTGATTCTTCCGCTCCACCAATTTTGTGTGCTGAAGCGCCAGTTGGTGCTTTTGCATTTGAAGCCACAGGAGATGATTTGCTATCTGCATGGTCGGCATTGTCCGCTTTAGCCATGTTTTTGTATTCTTTTACAGTTTCTTTGGCTTCTGCTTCTTTGCTTTCCATTCCTACTTCAGGAGTAACTTCTGGTGCAACTTCAACAGTTTCTTCTGCGTCGTCATCGCCCATTTTGTCACCCATCATTTTTTCAAATTCTGCTTTAAGATCTTCTAAAGCGTCTTCTAAATCTGAAACTCTTTCTTCAGTGTCGCCTTCTGGCTCAGCATCCATATCAGCACCCATGTCGTCTGCTGATGCTTCTGCATCACCTTCTTCGTCTGAAGCAACGTCTTTGATTAAATCATCAGTAGCGTCGCCACCAACTTCTTCAATAGACTCTTCTTCAGTAGTTGTTGCTTCATCAGTTTTTTCTTCTGATGCTTCATCAACTGCTTCTTCTGAAGTTTCTTTTACTTCTTCATCTTTAGATTCTTCTTTTGCAGTTTCTTCTACTTTTTCATCTGCTTTTTCTTCAGATGCTTCAGTTTCTGCTACTGCTTCTTCTTTAGTTTCTTCTGTAGTCTCTTCAACAGACTCTTCTTTAGTTTCTGTAGATGCTAGGTTCTCATAAATGTCTCTAGACTTCTCTACAACTATTTCGTGAAACATTTGTTCCGCTTTATCATTTTCTTCGTTGATAAGCAGTTCAAGTAATGCTTCGAACTTATTGCTTGGTTGTGTCATATGACTCGTGC